CGCTTAGCGAGGTCATCGTCAGGGAACCGGCCTGGCTCCGTTGAGCGGCCCGCTAGCGTGGGGTCACGCTGGAGATCAGATACCAGCGTGGGGGCGAGGCGGTGACCATACACCGCCAGCAGCCGCGTATCGGGGTAGATCGCGGGCCAGAGACGCAACTCGAAGCCGCGTCCCTGATCGCCCTCGATGTCGTTGTAGATGGAGTCCTCGGACTGAGGAGTCCCCAGAAACAGGATGCGACCCTGGGGCTTCAGGATCGAGTCGAACTCCTTGACACGCTCAGCCAACTTCTCACGCTGGGTCTGAGTCTCGGAGTTGTTGGGGATCTCAACGTCGTCAGCGATGACGAAGTCGGCACGGTTGCCCGTCATGGCACCACCGACGCCGATAGACACCACTGACGGCGTCTGCTTGGCACTGGCGGGGCCAACGTCGAAGGCGTCCGCTCGTTGCCGCTGACCGGGTCTAGGCCGCAGATGGCCGAACTCTGGGATCTCGTTCAGCAGCCTTAGGACGAACGAGGTGAAGAAGTCCGCTCGCTGCTTGGCGGCGGAGATCACCAGGATGTTCGACTCTGGGTTGTTGTGGATGAACCAGATGGCCGCGGCAGCGGTGATCCAGGACTTACCCGCACCACGGAACGCCTGCACCATCGCCCGGTCTGGGGCGTTCTGGATGTATTGGGCGATGTCGTACTGGAGCGGGGTGGGGGCCGGGAGGTTCAGGTGACGCCAGATGACGTAGACGACGTTGCGGAGGTCCGCGAACGGGTCCGTCATCCAGTCTCACCCGGCTTGAAGGGGAGAGCGTCGGCTAGACGGAGTAGATTGCCGCTGGCCTTCGGTGACACCACGATGCCGTTCTGAGCGAGCAACTTGCGGGCCACCTCCATGTCCTTGTCTGAGGCTTCGTTGTTCTTGATTCTGGTGAGGAGATTCTGAACCATCTCGGTGTGGAGTTCACCAAGCAGTTCATTCAGGTCACTGGGTTCACTACGATCACTGTCCACGGAAGATGGCTCCGATCAGAGCGGACGCACCGGGGCCGATGACGGCGGCGATGGCCGCAGCAGCCCCCATCATCTTCCACTGGAGTTGTTCCAGGGCGGTGATGCGGGCGTCGTGGTCCTTGTGGTTGTCGTCCTGTCGAGCAACGTGGCTCTGGAGGGCGGCGAACAGCCCGTCCATCTTGCCGTCGATGCGACCGAACGACTCGAACAACTTGTTGAGAGCATCATTGTCAGGCATGGGGTTACTCAAACTTGAAGATTCTGAAGCGAACACAGGGGTACACACGGTTGCCACAGCGGACGGGGTTGGTCCCCGACAGGACTCGGACATCGAGGGACAACTTGCCGTAGCCGTTGACCGCACCACCGGCCTTGGTCTTGGGCACTTCGAGGAAGGCGGTGGCGACGGGCGAGGCGGAGGCACCGATGGTGTTGTCGGTGGTGGCGAAGTTACCGCCACGGGTGATGCCATCGTTGGTGATGTTGTCGGGAACGCTGTCCCGGCGAATCGCACCAACCGCCGTATCCTCGATTGGCTCGAAGTACAGCGAGGACTGGACCGCCATGTTCTGATCGCTGTTGACGAACAGAGTGGGCTCAGCCTCAACGTAGTACTTGCCGGGGGAGAGGCGGAGGAAGTCGCCGGATCGCGTGAGCCAAGTGGGGGTAGCGGGGCTGGTGACGAACGATGAGGCATTGGTCGAACTCTGGGCGTTGACCCACGCCTGGGCCGTTGAGGTCAGGCTCAGGGCTGACTGCGAACCGTTGGGGTAGATCTCAGCGAGGACGAAGCCAACGGGCTTCTGGACGTTCGTCAGCAGTTCACCGCTGATCGCGGGGAGAGCGGGGACGCTGGCTCCGCTGACGATCTCAGGCACCTGACCAGCAGCGACACCGATGTTGCGGAAGGCCGCGGTGCCGTAGCCGAGCAACTGCCGGATCTCAGAGGGGACCGCGAGGTAGTAGTTGGTCCCGCTCGGGTTGCTCAGGATGAACTGAGACGGACGGCCCTCGGGGTTGGGGAGTTGCCACTGATCCAGACCCATGACGCGGCGTGCCTCAGAGGGAGGAACCAGCACGTAGCCGGGGTCGTTGTCATCGGTGATGAGGAACAGGTTGCCCGCGATGGGGGCCGGGACAGAGCCAGCACCGACTCCGAGGAGCGTGGCGACTTGGGCGGCGGTCTTCTGTTCCCAGCCGGAGACGTTGGACACCAGGAAGCGGTCAGCCGCCGCTGGCGTGGGTAGACCGGAGCCAGTGCCGTCTAGCCGCGTCTCGAACTCCTGAAGGGCAAAGATGGTCTGCTGGAAGCCGCGGTTGAGATCATCACCAAGGAAGGCAGAGCCATCGGTGAAGTCGTTGACCGTGTCGGCAATGTCGGTGACTCGCTGAATGGTGACAGCAAGCCCGTTGCCGGGGGCGGGGGTGATGTTGACGTACTCACCGGCCAAGGTGAACGACACCGGAGTTCCGGCCACACGGACATCGAGATCGGTCTTGCGGAGGAAGGGGAAGCCAACCGCGAACGCGGTGGCTGATCCATTCCCGAATAGGGTGGTGAGCATAAGACCGGCCTCCTCCTTTCGGAGAAGGCTGGTGGGTTACTGGTTGATGATCTCGCGGATCGCAAGGACACGACTGTCGCCACGACGCTGAGCCTCACGCCCCGAGCGGATCGCCTGAGCGACCTCGGGGAACTCCGTGAGAATCTGACGCTTGGCTGCCTCGCGGTACCGCCTGATGACTCGGTTCAGGAGTTGGACCCGGAGGTTGTCACGCTCACCCGCCCGCTGGGGAGGGGCGATTCGCTGGTACCTCTCGGAGCCGATCAGGTCATCGAGTGCGGCGTGGACATCCCGACCCTGAAGGGTGATGGTCCCCGACAGTTCCAGGAGCCGGTCATAGGCTTCACGCCCGTTAGCCCGCACCAGCGTGAGATCAACGCCGTTCATCCTACGATCAGGCGGGGAGAAGCCGAACGCCATCGAAGCGATCTCCTCACGGACACGGTCTGTACCGCGGCGTGAGAAGGCCATCGGGGAGGCGATGCGGCTGATCTTGTTACCAAGACCCGGCTGAGTGGTGTCGGTGAACGGGATGAACCCAGGGGTGGGGGTGATGACTTCACCAAGGATGTCTCGCCGCGGGGAGAGATCATCCGACATGCCGGGGATTCGACGCTTGATGCCGTCGAGGTAGCCCCGGAGTTCCTTGATCTCCTCATCGTTGGAGGTGGTGAGCCTACCGAAGAAGTTGGGGATCAGGTTGGCGAGGCGGCTCTGAACGGCCCGCTTGCCGAACTGATCGGGCTGCATGACGGCTCTCAGCGTCTCGTTCAGCCCCGCGAGGTAGGTCTTGTTGGAGATGTTGTTGGAGATCGCAGAGGCGATCTTGGTGCCGATGTCGTCGCGTTCGACATCGGACAGGTAGCCGCCGATCTCAACGTAGTCGGCAACGATGCCGAAGACGGAGGAGAACGGGTCGAAGCGGCGGTACTCGATGTAGTCGCGGGTGCCGTCCGCGTTGTGGTAGACGAAGGAGTAAGGCTTCCAACCAGTCTCCTGTAGGCGGCGGCGTTCCTCAAGGTTCGAGGGACCACCGCCGGTGAGTTGGCCGCTGACGGCGAGGTACGCCGTGGTGCCTGCGATGGCCGAGCCGAGCAACTGTTCGCCTCGGGCTCGGAGGACTTCATCGCGGGTCATGGGGGCGTACTTCCGCTGAAGGGCGTACTGGACCTGACCCACACCGGGCAGCATTCGAGCCGCTGACCGGAGCAAGTTGGTCGGAGCCTTCACGAACGGGAGGATCAGATCAAGCCACGGATGCTTGTTCTTGGCCTCCATGAGCGTGTTGCCCAGCCCGTAGAACAGGTCTTGGCTGAAGTTGACGCCCTGAGAGTAACGAACGGCGTCCAGATGCTTGAAGGTGCCGGTGAGTGGGCTGGTCGTGGCTCCGCCGATGGAGTCATAGGACGACTGGATGAAGTCCTCCATGAACTTCGCAGCCGCGGCTGGACGCTGGGCAGCAGGGATGGAACCATTGGCCCATATCTGGGTGTCAGCGGCCTCTAGCCCCTTCATGCGTACATAGGACAGGTAGTTGACCTGTGACCAGAACTCTTCCGCTCCCTGGTTCACGCGGAACGGCAGGCGGATGATCCCGCCAGCGGTGTTGATGGCCTTGCCGATGCGTGAGTCGGGAGCAGCCCCGAACGTCTCAGCACGGATCGCCTTCTTGAACTCAACACCAGTGGCGTTGGAGAAGACAGGGGCTTCACTCTTGACCGTGTCCACGATGGACCGGAGTCCACGGGGACCGGCTCCGGTAGTCGGATCGACACCGGAGATGTACGAGTACTTGACCATGTCCTGCATCGCACCGACGAAGGTGGTCATCAGGCGAAACGAGTTCTTGACCTCAGCGGCGTCAAGGGACACCGCTGCACCCGCTAGGCGTGCGAAGGGTTGGAAGATGGAGGTGATGGCACCTGACGAGATGTTGACCGCGAGGGTCGGAACACCCGACAGGAGGGATGCCTTGGAGTACTCGATGAAGGCGTCGAACAGGTTGGGGGTGTCCGAGTCGTAAGCCTTGCGGATCTGAGGAACCAGACCACCCGCCTTCTCCGCGGCAATGACTTCCTCAGCCATCCGCTTGATCTTGGTTCGATCAGGCTTAGGTGTGGGACCATTGACGGGGGTGGAGGGAGTGAGCGTGGGGCGAACCGCACCGTTCGACGGGGCCGCAGCAGGGGCCGTAGGCGTGGCTGTAGAGGCCGCTGTAGGGGCCGCTGGAGGCGTGCTGGGGCTAGGGGCGGCTGACGGTGCCCCTGGAGCCGTGGACGCAGCAGACGGCTTCGTAGCCGCAGCAGCGGGCTTCGTAGACGCCGCTGGCTTGGCTCCGCTGACCTTGGACGGCACCGGGGCCGTGGGACCACCACCCGTCTTGTTGGGAGCGATCCGCTCCAAGACCGGGAGGATCTCTGCTTGAGCCTCCTCGATCACACCCGAGAAGGAGGTTGCCTCGATGTTGCCCGAGGCAAGAGCCTGGGCGACGGAGGTCTGGACCTTCCGGAGCGTGATGTCGGTGGTGATGAACTTCTCATGGAGACGGATGAAGTCAAGGGCGACCTCATCCTCAAGGTCTTCGATAGCGGTGGCTGACACCCGTTGAGCGGCGTCAACCAGACTTTCGGCAACCGTGTTGCGGATGATGCGGCTAGCCACCATCGAGGGGGCCAACTTGTCGAACAGGTCCATGTTGCTCATGGCCCGCAGGATGGGGAGATCGAGTCCCTCCTCGCGGACCATGCGTGAGGCGGCTTCGAGCGTGGCCTCACGGCTCATCACGGGACGAGCCTTGTTGTACGACTCCCGGACCAGGGGTCCAAGAATCTCGAACAACTTGGCAGCGTCTGCCGAGACGTTCAGGCGGTTCAGGTTGATCTGACCGCGGAGAGCGGACTCGATGGCTTCAGGAGCAGCCACACCGCGGGCGATGGCGGCGTCAACGGTGGCTTGGATTCGCTTGACGGAGGCGATGGGATCATCGGCGTCAAGCGTGCGATCATCGAGGGACTTGCGGAAGCGAGAGGGCAGGATGTCCGCGAGACGCCGCTTAGCGGGGGATGCCTTGTCCAGACGGACACCATCCGCCGCATGACCGGCCACCAGTTCCACCACACGCCGCATGGTTTCATGCGAGGGAGTGGACCCGACGACCGGGGCGGGAGCGTCGATGAACACACGACCGTTCTCTTCGATGTCCCGCTGGAGAGCCTGGACGGAGTCGTATGCCGGTGAGCCCGAGTCGTTGTACGCGATGCGGACCTTGGAGGTGATCGCAGCGAAGGCCGCGGCGTAGACCTCCTCTTCCGTGGCGTTGGCATCTAGGCCGCTGGTGGCTTCGCGTGCGGAGTCACGGGCTGAGCGGGCAGCGGTACTCCCGCGGCCCGAGGGCCGACCGGAGGGAACGGGGACTGATGGGTTCGAGCGGTTCCAGCCCTTGCCGAACAGCGTGTCGAACACATCCTTGATCTCGGGAGTCAGAGGGGTTGTTTGGGGAGTACCACGGACGACGGAGTAGACGGTAGTGAACCACTCCTTGAGAGACTTGAACACCCGCTTGAGAGCGGGGTCAGGAACCTTCCCTCTGCGGACGTAGGTTTCCCACGCAGACGCAAACGCTTCCTCAGCGGCGGTGTTCCAGACTCCATTCTGAACTGCAAAGCCACCCACTTCCTTCGTGACCCATGCTTCTGCTGTCTTACTGAGGG